TTTATTATGGTCGTGATATTTTAGCCAATACACAAACAGCATTATTAGTAAGCGGAACGGATTATAACTTTACAAGCGATACAACAATACAACTTATTGGATCTACATTAAATTCAGGAACAACTACTGGCAACCCGCATAACTTGGCAAATGGTGTTGTCTTAACTATCGAAAGAGATACTCCTGATAGTAGTCAGATCGTTGAATTTGCAGATGGGTCAAATCTTATAGGTGATAACCTAAATAATGCAAATTTACAGAATTTATTTGTTGTCCAGGAGCAGCAAGATAAAAATGATTTGTCTGCTGCTAAATCAATATCTGCTGAAAACGCATCTACTACAGCTACTAATAATGTTGCAACCTTAAGTGCTACGCAATTTAGATCTGATGGTAGTCAGGCTATGACAGGAGATCTTAATGCTGGTAATAATAAAATAAAAAATGTTGCTGACCCGACCAACGCACAAGATGCAGTAACAAAAGCATACCTAGAAAGAACTGGAAGTATCCAATCAGCACAAATATTAGATGGAACTATTGTTGATGGAGACATAAATGCAAGTGCTAATATTGCTGGATCAAAAGTGCAGGCAGCGTCTGGATCTAATCCTGGCACATTATCAGCCAGTGATAAAAGTAAATTAGACGGAATTGAATCGTCAGCTAAGGACGATCAGACAGGTGCGGAAATAAAATCATTATATGAAGGGGAAAGTGATACTAATGCCTTTACTGATGCAGAAAAAACAAAACTTTTAGGCATAGAATCGTCAGCTAAAGATGACCAAACTGGATCTGAAATTAAATCATTATATGAATCACAAAGCGATACCAATGCGTTTACTGATGCAGAAAAAACTAAATTAACCAATATAAATGCGTCTTTTATAAAAACACAATATGAATCTAATGCTAATACAAATCCATTAACTGACGCGGAAAAAGCGGTTATAGATGGAGTTACAGCTAACACAAGTGAGCTAAATAAATTAGATGGTTTTACAGGTGATGTAAATGACCTAAACCAAATAGCAGGAATGGATAAGCAAACCACTATTACAAATAGTGATGCTCATTTTCCTACTTCTGGTGCTGTTGTAGATTTTGTAGCCAATCAAATAGCTCCTGTTGGTGGACTAGAGGTTATAGCAGATGAAGATAGTTTCCCTGCAACCCAGCCAGTATCAGGTGTTGTTATAAGTATCTCTAATGCTGATGGTCTTATTATTAACAATGCTGGGGAAGCAAGTAACGCCAGGACAGTAGGTAGCAGTTCTGACAACGTAACTATTAAAAATTTTCCAGCAAGTTTAAGAAATAAAACCTTATCTCCAAATTTAGGATTACTTGTTAGTTCTACTGGTGCATCGCAAGAATATAATTATCATAAGTTATTAGCAAAAGAAGAAGATGTACTGCAATTATCTGATGATATAAATGATTTTAACGCTAGATATAGAGTTGTAGATTCAAACCCTACAAGTGACAATGATGCAGGGGATTTAATATTTAACAAAAGTACTCAAAAATTATTAGTTTATAACTCAACATCAGGTGCTTATGAAGAAGCACAATCTGTTGGTAACTTCTTTATATCTACACTTAGCCCTGCATTTGATGGCAGCACCCAGAATTTTACAATTACAAATGCACCAAGTAATGCACAGCAAATAATTTTAAGTATTAACGGTGTAATACAAAAGCCTAATAGTGGTACATCTACACCGTCAGAGGGTTTTGCTTTAGATGGTAGTACAGTTAAATTAGCTGCTGCACCTGCCAGTGGGTCAGATTACTTTGCAATAGTTCTTGGTTCCACTGTAAACATTGGTACTCCCAGCAACAACACAATAACGTCAGCAATGATTATTGATGGCAGTATTGTTAATGCTGACATATCATCTTCCGCTGGAATAGAAGGTAGTAAATTAAGTCTAGTCTCTACATCATCTGCTCCTGGACTAGAAGTAAAAGGCGATGGTTCTTCTGATGGATACTTACAACTTAACTGTAGTCAGAATAGTCATGGTATAAAACTAAAATCACCACCGCATAGTGCAGGGCAAAGTTATACTCTTACATTCCCTTCTAATATTGTTAGTGGTCAATTTTTAACAACAGATGCCAATGGTAATTTAAGTTGGGCTGCTGTAAATACTGACCTGGTAAATGACACATCACCACAGCTAGGCGGTGACTTAGATACTAACAGCCACAATATTTCCTTAGATGATAACCATAAAATAAATTTTGGTGATTCTTCAGATTTGCAGATTTATCACGATGGAACGGATAGTCATATTTATCACTCAACAGCTTTTCCTTACAACGATTTAAAAATAAGAGCTACAGCAGATATAAGATTACAAACTAATAATACTGAAAACGCTGTTGTTTGTAATGTAAACGGAGCAGTAGAGCTATATCACGACAACAGTAAAAAGTTTGAGACACAATCAGATGGAATAAATATAAATGGTGCTAGTTTTGATACACATATAAAAATTCTTGGTAGTAAATTTCTTGGTAGAGCACGTTGGGGTTACAGCACTGGTTATGCTGGTGTAACGCTTGGAAGAACTGACACTAGTTCTAACTCCACTATTTTTATGGGAGTTGACACTACTGGTAATGCTTCTGGTGCATTTTCTGGCGATGGTAGAGAAATTGTATTTAGAAACACTCATAAATTTGTAATTCCAAATGCAGCTAACAATAGTTATTTAACTCCAATGAGTCTTAATGCGGGCGCAGCTACAGAAGGTGTACCAAGATTTGCTCAAGGAATATTATTTGGCAGTGATACAGCAAACGCAAATATTTTAGATGACTATGAAGAAGGTACTTGGACTCCTACTACACCTAATGGTGGCAGTGGATTTGCAAGTATAAGTTCTGCTACATATACAAAAATAGGCAACGTAGTAAATATACAATTTTATGCTAATTTTGCATCACAAAGTAGTGGTAGTGTTGCAAGAATAGGTGGTATTCCTTTTACAGCAAAAGGTAGTAATGTTTACTCATACTTATCTGGAAGATTACAAGGTCATGCTGCTCAAGAAGCAGTTTTGCAACTTGGTGGTGGTTCCTCGCAAGGTACTCTTTATTACGGCAACGCTACTTTAAATTACAGCAATATAAGTTCTTGTTATATTTTATTTAGCGGATTTTATTTTGCAGACTAATAGACCGAGCTACGTCTCTAAACTAAGCCTTTACTAAACACTATTATGGCATTAACAAAAGTATCAACAGATGGTGTCAAAGATGATGCCATAACAAAAACTAAAATCCCTGCAAACCAGATAGAAGCTAGTGAACTAGCAGACAACGCAGTTGACACTAATGCTATAGCTAATGATGCAATAAATGGCAATAAAATAGCTGACGGAGCAGTAGGAGGAGCAGCAATTCTTGACAATTCTATAGGTACAGCAAAAATTCAAGATAACGCTGTAACACTAGCCAAACTACCTCATGGTGATGGTAGTAGTGATGGTAAGTTTTTACGAGCAAACAACGGAGCAGACCCTAGCTTTGAATCTATCCCTGCTGGTACAACAATAAACAACAACGCAGATAACAGAGTTATTACTGGCTCTGGTACTGCAAATACTTTAAATGGCGAAGCAAACTTAACTTATAATGGGTCAAGATTATTACTTAATAGCTCCTCTATTAGTGAATTAGTACAGTCTTATTCTAATAATAATAGATTCAAAATATTAGCAGGAAGTAACTTTTTGCAAATGATTACACAGAATGATGTTTCTTTGCAATTTAGATATGCCACCAATACAGGAAGTGGATCTGAAATAGCTCGTGTTAATGCTAACGGTATAAGTTTTAGTTCAAGTAATGCAGCGGCTGAGAGTCTTGACGACTATGAAGAAGGAACTTGGACACCATCTGACGGTAGTGGTGCTGGCATATCATTTACTAATAATGACACAGCTACTTATACAAAGATTGGAAGATTAGTTCATGTACAATTTAGTCTTACCTATGGCTCTGCTAGTGGAAGTAATCCAGCTGCTATAGGCAGCCTTCCATATAATTCAGGTGTTAATTATGGCTCGGGAATTGTTGGTTGGACAACTAGAGATAATCCAGCAGGGGTTCAATGTCATGTTGGAAGTAATAGTGTCATCTATTTAATGGACAACACAGGTGCAAGTAGTTCTGGCGGTAAACATTTGTTAAATTCAGAAATGAGTGGAATAAAAGTTATTGGCAACGCTACTTACTACACAGCATAATAGACCGAGCTACGTCTCTAAACTAAGCCTAAACCTGTTTTAATCGGAGATTAATCCTAATGGCACTTACCGAATCAATCGAATACGACAAAATAG